TGGCACCATCCTTGAGGGTGTTCAGCAAGACCTCCGCATTGAGTCGGATCGCAACGTCCTCTCGAAGCAAGACGTGCTTTCCGTGGATTACCACACTGCTTATCACGTGATGGGCACCAAGTGGGGTTCTGCTTCGGACAACCCGACCAACGCAAACCTGCGTACTGGCAGCAACTGGTCTGCCACCTACGACATCGACCTCATCCCTGCGGTTGAGATCTTCGTCAACAGTCCTTTGGATAACGGACTCAAGTCCTGACTCTGACGGAACAAAAGGCCCTACCATTAGGTGGGGCCACCTTCTTTTTTGGCATGGCGTACAGCACTTCTAAAAAACCGACTGACCGGCAAAAGGCTGCAATGCAGCGTCATGCAGAGCATCACACGAAAAAACACATGGTTGAAATGCGGCGTTTGATGAAAGTCGGTAAGACTTTCACAGAAGCGCATAAAATGGCTATGAAAAAGGTAGGTAAGTAAGCCGTGGCTGCAACCATCACCGCTACTCTCAGCAGCGCGTCAGCCAATAGCTACGTGACGTTGGCTGAAGCTGACGCTTATTTTGAAACCGTTCCAAGCAGCACGCAGTGGGATAACAAGTCAGACGACAACAAGAACCGAGCTTTGATTTCAGCAACACGCTGGATCGACAGTCTGAATTTTTATGGTGATCGTTGCGATACAAGCCAAGCGTTGAGCTGGCCACGCAACAATTATCACGTTGATCGTGTTGAGCTGACTTGTAGTGTCATTCCTCCTGACATTAAGTACGCTGCATTTGAGCTGGCGCGTGCTTTAGCCAATGACACGGACTCAATTACAGGGACTACCGGCGATACGGGGTTATACGAAGAAGTCAAGCTTGGAGAGCTCGAAGTCAAGTACAACACTTCTAGCCAAGCTACTGGAACTGTCAATAACGTATTCGACGTTTACCCTTGGTTGCAGTCTTATCTTGGTGCTTATTGTCTTGGAGGTAGCGGTAGCTATCAAGTACGTATGGTGAGGGGTTGAGATGGCCGGTCAACTTGACACTCTTTTCAGAAACGTTGCTAAATCAGTCGTAGCTGATTTAGGCAAGTCCCTTGACAACACTATTATCTACACGCGCAAAACATCTCCTGCCTATAACGTCAGCACTGGTGCGTTGAGCACAACTGACACAACCTATTCTTTTGACGCTCCATTGGAATTTGTCGATTCACAGGAGCAAGAAGGCCGAGAGGAGCGCAAAGCAAAGCTGTATATCACTCCTAGTCAAATAGATGACAACCAGCCGACCTTTGAGGACACCGTGACCTTGAAGTATGCAGGCTCAAACAGGGTTGCACAAATCACTGATATTCGCACCTACAAGGGCGATCAAGAGTACCTGTTTATTCTGCTGGTGCGGTTCTGATGGCTAAACAACGACCCCTTTCTCAAGCTAAGTCAGATTTAGATAGTTATTTAAATCAAAGTTTTAATCGACTGATTGCCACAACTATGAGAAGGTTGGCAACTAAAAAACGCAGCCCTGTCTACACAGGTTTTTTTGCTTCAAGCTGGCAAGCTAGCAGCTCTCCAATTATAGCTAAAGACAGGGTTGAAGCTTTTGCTCCTTGGTCTGAAATCAGACAGCGTAAGTCTAAAGACCGTAACAACAAAGAGTACCAAATTATTCCAAGGTTTTACCCACCCGACAAACCGTATAACTACAAAAGACGTGTCTACATAGGTAACACCGCCGAGTATTCGATCTATGCTCTGGAAAGCGGAAAAGTTCAGCAGTTCGCTCAAGGGCCAGAGATGAGAATGCTGGTTACCGAAGCGTTTGACGAGCGCAAGGCACGTATTTCGATAGGGTCTAGGCAAGTTGCTGGTACGTTTGGCACTATGGCTGGCAAGATTTACACTGGCTATACCGAGCTGTAGCCATGACCTTAGTTAATGCCAGAGCAGCTTTTGAAAAAGCCGTTACCGATTCTGTGGCAGCAGCGGATGCCACGGTATTGATGAAATACGACAACGTTGCGTTCACAACGCCAGGTAAGACCAAGAAGTACATTTTGATGAGTGTCAGTTTTGGGCAGTCCACGCTTCAAAGTCAAGGCGCAGCGCAGGATTACTACGCCGGAACGATACAGTGCAACGTCTACGTGCCAAAGTCTGCTGGAACGTCAGTATTAGCGACAGTAAGCGAATCCGTAATTGACGGCCTGACCTCAGTCAACGCTAGTAACTACACCGATACCTTTAGCAGCAAACCCAGAGTGCTAGACATTATTGGCCCTACTCCTCTTGATATTGAGGACAGATCGCATTTTGTCGGAGTAATTTCTTGCCAATTTACGGCAACAGCGTAGTATTCTGGTTAAGACATGAAAGCATTTTATGCGAGCTTCTGAGCTGCTTCGGAGCAAATTTGGCGTTAGTCAGCTGTATAAGCATGAGGTAAAGCAAGGCGATGAAGTAATTTTGGAGATTTACTGGCACCCGCTGACGATTTCTGAACGCGAGGCCATTCAAAAAACAGCCGAAGCCGATGATGCGGCGGATTTTGCTTTGTGTTTGATGCTGCGTAAGGCGTTGGATGCAGACGGCAAGCGTGTTTTTCAAGATGGCGAAAAAGCTGTGCTGAAAAATTCTGTTGACGCTTCGATCTTGCAGGATATTCAGCTGGCCATGCTGACTTCAGGCGCAGAGCAAAAAGTGGAGGAAGCGAAAGCAGATTTAAAAAGCTAATAGCGATTGGTACTTTATGTACTTTCTCGCGAAAGAACTGGGCATGACGCTTTCTGCTCTTTCGTCTGAGCTAACGCAAGAAGAGCTTGTGGGTTGGGTGGCGTACTACGACTTGAAAAACGAAGAAGAGCAAAAAGCCCTTGATCAAAGCAAGACCAACAAGCAGGTCAGAACGATGTCAGCACGATAGACTTGAGTGAGTAGTCGGTGCCGTCCCTGCCATGGATTATGGGATCAATATAGGTATTGGCGTTAGTGGATCCAGCAGGCTTAATGCTGCTGTCAACCAAATTGAGCGAATAAATGCAGCTGTAAAGAACTTAAACGCTAACCCTCTTACTCTTTTTAAAAAAGGTAAGGGATCAGCTGTTGATGAGGTTGCGTCTTTAAATACGGAGATAATGGATCTCGTTCGTGCTTTCACGAACGGAGAAAAGAAAATAGGCGGAACTTTTGCTTCTGTATCTGCGCAGGCTTCATCCTTTGGGGATGTACTGGAGCAAATTGATGGTACGTTTACAAACATTTCCAGCAAAGCGGCAAAAAATAGCGGCCTGGATCAGTTGGCTCGGCTTTTTGGTCAAGCAACTTTAGAAGCTGAAAAGTTTGCTGCCGCCCAAGAAAAAATTAGACAGCAGGGTATTGCTGCGGCTCAAAGTAGCAAAGGCGCATTTGGAAAATTTACTGTTTTAGGTTCTCCTGAAGCTGCTCAACAGCGAGGAATTTTCGAGGCAAAGGTAGCGGATCAAAGAAGAAAAAATGCAAGAAGTGATTTAATGTTCCAGCGCCTGCGCTTGGAACTCTTAACTTCGCAAGCCCGAATTTTAGAAGATCAAGTAAGGTCTTCATCCAGAATTGGACGGCTTGCCGCTGATAAACGCGTTCAAAGCGCAGCAATTAGTGGCGGCTTCCCATTGTTGTTTGGATCAGGTGCAGGAGGTGTTGTTGGTGGCGCCGTTGGGGGATTCTTCGGGGACTTTGCAGGAGGCATCGCAGGTTCTGCCATTGGCAACATATTTGATCAGTTAGTCGAACGAGCCAATGCAATAGGTAACGCCATCGGAGCTTTGGACTTTGGCACGTTGGAACAGTCCGGCGTCCGAGTTAATGCAGAGCTTCAGCTTCAGATTGAAAAACTACAAGAAGTGCGTCAGTTCAAAGAAGCGGAAGCTCTTCTATCTCAGGAAGTAAACGCACAGGTTGGCGCCGTCCCTGGAACGCTTGAAGATGCAGCAAATGCAGGCAACCTTCTCGGGAACGCATTTAAAGAGCTGCTAAACGCTGCGGGGGCAACACTAGCAATTGTTGGAGCGCCGTTTGCTGCGGCTCTGGCATTGATAGTCAAGCTAATAGCCGACATATTTAAACTAATTAACACCGTATTTTCAGCTATTGGTTTTGTAATTAAACAGGCAGGGGAGCTTGCTTTGACGTTTGGTCTAGGAGAAGAAGCGGTAGACAGAATAAACGGAGCCTTAGAAGACTCGTCTGGTAATCTAAAAGAAGCGCGACTCGAAGCAGCAGAGTTTAGGAAAGAGCTGGAGAGTACATATGCGGGACTTAACGAGCAAGTTGTTACGTTGAAGCAAAATCTTAAGTTTGAAAGGCAAAGAAAAACAGGCCTTGACGATCAATCAAAGCTTGATAATTTGGCGCTTGAAAAGCGCATTGCTCTTCAAGCAGCGTCAAACAAACAAATTGATGATCGTGCCAAATTACGCAAAGCTAATCAGCTTACTGAAGAGGCGGCTGGACTACTCCAATCACGCTTTAATGCAGAAAGAGACTTAGCTGAAGAACGGTATCAAAACAAAGTAGAAGTGTTTAATATTGGCGTGGCAAAAAGAGAAAAAGCTAAAAATGAAAGAGAGGAAAAAGCTGAAGGAAGAAGAGCAAAAAGACTACAAGTTAAAAGTGAAAGAGACAAAAGAGCTGAAGACAGCAAGGAAAAAAGGCTACAAAAAATGGCAGCTTCTATTGAAAAAGCCAACCAAAAAACTCTTGCATTAACCGAACCCCTACAAAAACAGCTAGACGCAATTAAAGATAAAGCAGCTTTCGAGCGCGAATACGCCGAACTTATTGATCGTGGAGTGAGCCCCGCTGTAGCTAAGCAGACGGTCGAAATAAACAAGCAAGTAAAAGAAATAGATCGTTTGACGAAAAAGCAGCAGAGAGAAGCTGATCTTCACATCCTCAACCTGCGTATTCTGCTTGAGAAAGCAAAAGGAACTAGAAACGAAGTTGCTGCTCAAGAAGCTCTTAATCGAGCTTTAGAGCATAAAAACGAAATTGAAGCAAAGGGCACAGAAGCAGCTCAAGCCGCAAGAGATGCTGAAAAAACAGATGCTGATCGAATTTTAGACGCCCGAGGAAAAATTCAAAAGCAAATAAATGATTTAAATGATCCGGTTACGCAACTCATTAGTTTGTCGGAAACGCTGGGCAATGCTTTTAGCGAATCCTTTAAAGGTATTGTTACGGGCAGTATGAGTGCTCGGGAAGCGTTGGCAAATCTGTTCCAACGCACAGCGGATCACTTCTTAGACATGGCTGCACAAATGATTGCAGCCCAACTAAAAATGCAGATATTAAATATTGGTATGAATTTCTTTGGCGGAGGCGGAAGCGGAGGCGGATTTAATCCCTCTGCTCCAAGCCTTACTGGGAATAAAATAGGCAACTTTGGCGGCGGACATTTTGCTGGTTTTGCTGACGGAGGCAGGCCACCAGTTGGTAGACCGTCACTGGTCGGAGAGCGCGGACCAGAACTCTTCGTACCAGGGGCTTCTGGAACGATTATTCCAAATCACGCAATGGGCGGTGGCGCTAATGTGACCGTAAACGTTGACGCCTCTGGTTCTAATGTTGAAGGTGATGGCGATCAAGCCGCGCAACTCGGCAAGGCAATTGGCATCGCAGTTCAGCAAGAGCTAATCAAGCAAAAACGACCTGGAGGCTTGTTGACCCGCTAATGGCTGTATTCCCCTCAATCACACCAACTTACGGCACACAAAAAAACAGTG